TACAAAGAACAATTTACTAAGTAATACCGCTCAGAATGCACCTGCCGCCGACAAAGCGGCTTTTTTGCTTTCTAAGCCTACTACTGATGTAGTACTTGCAAAGTATGCGGATGCTACAAGTTTGACCGACATCCAGTTGGTTGAATTACTGAAGGCTGTTGGGTTTAAAGGGGTAGGTCTTAAGACTGCTTGGGCTGTTGCCAAGGCAGAATCTAATGGTCGCCCATTTGCATTCAATGGTAATGCTGAGACAGGAGACTCCTCATATGGAATCTTCCAGATCAACATGATCGGTAATTTAGGTCCAGATAGAAAAGATAAATTCAATCTTGATTTAAATGCTGAACTCTTTAGCCCAGTCAAAAATGCCCAAATCGTGTTTCACATGACAAAAGGCGGTAAGGACTGGAGTTCATGGTCATCTATGAAAAACGGTGCCACGAATAAATGGTTAAAGAAATTTCCTAATCATTTGATTTAAGGGATAAAAAATACCCTACCTGGTTTTTCGACTGGGTAGGGTTATTTTTTTATTTAATTATTCTGAGTGCTCAATAAAATTTCCACCACAAACATCACAGATTAACCTTGATTGTTCATGATCTGATGCTCTAAGTTCTTTGTATGGCTTTTCACATGTATCACATTTATAGTTATAATATGGCATTTTACACTTCCTCTTCAAATACTGGTTCTACATAAGTGTAGTCATTTGTTTCTTTATTATACACCCAATAACTTGTTGGTACAGCATAGTATGGCGCTTCCATTGCATTAGGTCCAATAAAACTCTTGGCTGATTCTAAATCTTCTGCAACAATTCCAGTAGTAATTTTACCTTCTTCATTTACAAGAATATAGTTTGGCATATTTATGCTCCCTCGTTGATTGGTTCATGAAATTTGTTTCCATCCCAGATTCCATTAAGAAATGCTGGACTATTTTCTTTTGTCATTTCAATTAATGAAAAGTTATTATTTTTAATTTTATTAAAAGCATCATCATTAGATTCTGCCCAACCTAAAACTAAACTGTTGTCTGAAATAATGGCAAACATTTTAGTAGTATAGCAAAACGGCTCCAGAACCGCCTGTTCCAGTAGTTTCATAGTTGTTGTTTTGGAAGTTTCTGCCGCCAAATCCGCATCCTCCGCCACCAGTACCACCATTGCCACCAATTCCAGCGGGTCCATTATTTGCGTTCGTGCGCGTACCACCTGTACCTCCATTGCCAGCAATTCCAGCGCCGCCGCCGCCGCCGCTGCCATAATTTCCATCATTTACAATTGGTCCACCCGCACCACCATTATATCCAAAGGTAGAGTTTCCTCCAGAACCAGGAGCGTTGCCAGTACTTGTAGAGCCTCCGCCACCACTGCCTGCTACTCCTGACATGCCCGTTGTGCCACCGCGATTAACTCCAATAGAAAATTGTCCTCCACCAATTCCTTCTGGAATAGATGCATTTGCAGCACTAAATTGCCAATTGCTTCCAGGGCTTGCAACAATTGCACCAAAGGCACTAGGTTGGCCTGCTGTTCCAATTGTTACTCTTGCAGTTTTGGGAGTCCAACCAAAAACAACTGATCCACTTCTACCTGTATATCCATCATTGCTGTATGAGGCGTTATTTCCACCGCCTGATGCAACTACTGCAAATACCCAGTTATTGGGAACGGATACATTGTTACTTGATGATGTAATTGTTTGCTGCAACGAATATGTTGGCAAACCTAAAGCATTACCATAAGTTGTTACAATGTTTTGAATAGAAGTATTTGTAGGTACCGCTGCCGCTACGGCATTTGCAATACTTGAGTTAGTAGGAACCGCTGCCGCTACGGCATTTGCAATACTTGAGTTAGTAGGAACCGCTGCTGCTACGGCATTTGCAATACTTGAGTTAGTAGGAACCGCTGCTGCAACAGCAGATGCTACATCTGAGTTACCAGGACCTACTCCAGGAATATTATCAATAGCCATTAGGAAATCTCCACTCCGCTAATATGAAAATTAATTGTAGTAGCAGAAGCGCTACCTGAAACTGTCTTAGGTGTTGCATTTGCAGGAATTACTTGCTTCAAATCAATAGTAGTAACACCATTTGCAGAAATAGCAGCAGCAGATGCGATGGCTACGCCATCAATATTAAGTGTAAATGTTCCAGCAGATCCTGCAGTATTTGCAATAAGGATATTTGTTACAACTGCTGTTGTAGATGTATTTGGAACTGTATATAGAGTGGTGTTGCTTGTTGCAGCAGCCCCTCTAAATAGTGCCTTTGTTGTTGTAGCCATTAATTACTACCTCCAATAGTATTATATAACATTTTAATATACCCCCATGATTGAACTAATCTCTAGTGTTTCTAAATCTGATTTTAGAGCAACATAAGATGTATCAACAGCAAGAGTAATTGTTCCTGATGTACCGCCGCCTGTTAAACCTGTGCCTGCTGTAACTCCAGAAATATCTCCGTCATTTGCAACCCAAGCGGATCCATTATAAAATTGAATTTGATTAAGTGGTGAGCCACCTGCATCTTGTCTTACAAAAACAAGAGTACCCGCAACTGGTGCTGTCAAAGCCGCATCTCTAGCAGCAGGATTTAGAAAATTATTAAAACCATCTCTTAAAATAACAGTAGCATCAGTAGTTACAGTATTTAAAAATGTTTGTGCGCCAGCCCATTCGTATCCTGCGGCGGTATCAATCTTGGCACCAACGGCATACCAAACACCATCAGTAGAAGTTGCTCCAGCCTGGAACATGTAAGTTGGTTTGCCGCTATTATCAAAGGTAATTGCCATAGTTTAAATTATAGCAGTTATTTCTGCTATCTCCTCATAGAAATTATACCACAAGACTACTTATATTCTTTTAGTTGCCTATACTGTGTTTTATAGGAATCAAAGAATTTAGTACGTAGTTTACTCGTTACCCTGGCCTGTTCGTTGAAGTCCTCAATTGTTCCAAGTTCCATTTCCCAAGAATCTCTCTTGAATGGAATAACCTGAGCCATCGGGGTACCTGCAGGAATTAATCCCTCAAACTTGTCTGCCTCATTTAATACAAATGGAAAATTAACAGCAGCCTTATATTGATCGGTATCTACAATACCAGGAAGAATGGTAAACATAGATTCTCTATGCATGGGTGCAATAAATAATGTTGAGTACCCTGGTGGTGTTGTAATTGCCCAAGGATTAATCCATTTTGGATATGAAAACTTATGGGCACCCTTACTTGGATGTACTGGCATTTGCTCTACTGGATGAAATTGAATTGGACCAAACGAAGGCCATTCATAAAATGGTTGTGTTGGGAATATAGACATATCTGTATTTTCATCTACGATAGTTTCTTCTGGAACTTGAGGAACTTGTTTTACCCATACATCTACATATGTTGTTAATATATACCCTCCTGAAATTGCATCAAAGATTGGCATACATCTTTTTGCTGTTCCAGTTGTACCGCCATTACCGTCTGGCTGTTTGACACCGCTAAGATAAGACTCTAAATTTTTATACCAATCAGGTACAGATCTATCTGCTGGTTTTGGACGGTATTCTTCAGGAACACCCATTGTATCTGTAAATTTAATAACTGTCATTTTTAATTCCCCCGAATTTTATATTTCCTACTTAAAAGTATACACCATTATGCTGGTGGAAGCAAGAGCCAAGATGTTGTATTTTCATCCCAGACGTAAGATTCATCGCTACCCTCTTCAATTGTAGGGTATGGAACTGGGGACTGCCACTCATTTAATTCTTCATTTTTAATCCATGATGGGTATGGCTGTGGAAACCAAAACTTTGATCCATCATAAGTTCCATTAATTGTTGCTTTGTCTGTTGCTAAAACTATTTCTTCTAATTTAAATTCATTTTTAAAATGATCTAATAATTCATTAGTTGGGTCTTCAAAAACTGCAACGTTTATAACATTGTTGTTTTTTATAAATGCATAATTATTTATCATTGATGTTTCCTTATTTATCTTCCATAAACAATAACTCTGCCTGAAGCGCCTAGTCCACCAGCCTGATTTGGGTCTAAACTATAGGTACCTGATACATAACCCAACCCGCTGCCACCGCCGCCTCCACCACCACCGCTTGGCTGTGTCCCTGGATTTCCACCAGTTCCAACATTAGAAGTTCTGGGTGAAGTTCCTTTTCCATTTCCACCAGCACCGCCAGATCCTGCATTTCCAGAGCCTGCACCGCCTGATGCTCCGTTTCTACCACTGCTATTAAAGTCTGCATATGCACCACCACCTCCGCCTCCACCTCCACCGCCTGATGAAAGTGTTGGTAGTGAAGTGTTTGAAGGAGTAATACTTGTGCCAGATCCTCCAGATCCTCCAGAGTTGGCAGTGTTCATGCCTGCTCCATTATTTTGGTCGTTTGCGTTGGCTCTAAGTCCTGCATTTCCACCATTTCCACCAGAGGCAAACAACACATTATTTAAATTAGAGTTATAATTTCCTATTCCAACTTCACCATTTCCATTTGCAGATTGAGAACCATTAACTGTTAATAAATTTCCAAAAGTTGTAGAGCCGCCATAAACTAGGTTGTTTCCAGGTGAGTTACCATCATTAGGAACTCTTTCTCCTCCGCTTCCAATAGTTACGGCAAAGTTGGTTCCTGGTGACACCTGGTGTTCTTGAAAAAATGCTAAACTTCCACCAAAACCACCACTACCGCCAGTACCGCCACCAAACTGGTATACTTGACGGCCAGTAAATCCTGCTCCAGATGATCCATGTACATATACAGCAATAGTATTTACATTATTAGGAACTGTATACGTTCCAGATGCATTAAATGTTTGTGAAAGAGCATATACAGTATTTGGAGTAATACTGTTAGATTCAGAAGATGTGACAGAAGTTCCATTAGCATTGACTGCTGCTAATGTAAATGTATAAGATGTGTTAGCCGCAAAAGTACCTGTAACTGTGACAGGGCTTGAGGTGCCAGAAACAGACAAAGCAACTGAAGGACTTGACACAACAGAATAACTTGTTATAGAAGAACCACCAGTTGCGCCAGCAGTAAATGGAATAGATACTGTAGTGGCATTTGTAACTGAAACAGTTCCAATAGTAGGAGCCTGTGGAACAGTGGTTGCAGTAATGCTTGAAGAAGCAGAACTTGCATCAGATGTTCCAACTGCATTTGTTGCAGTAACAGTAAAAGTATATGCTGTATTTGATTGTAATCCTGTAACTTGTACAGAAGTTGAAGATGTTGTTGCGCTATACCCGCCTGGAGACGATAGAACTGTATAAGAAGAAATTGGTGCACCGTTTGAAGAAGGCGCTGACCAAGTTACATCTGCTGCACCATTATTAAATGCACGGGCTGTTCCTACGTCGGTAGCAGAAACTGATGTTGGTACGCTAGGCTTTCCAGCACCCTGAAAACCTAAACCTCTTACACCAATTTGTCTTCCACCAATAATAGGCATTTAAAACCCCTTATGCAAACTTTGTCTGTGATCCAAAGGCTGTAAAAGTAGCCGAACCTGTCTTTACAATTGTAAATGAATAAATATCAATACTATTTGCATTACCAGCAGCAGGTGCTACACCATTTTGCCATTTTGGAGTAATTGCATTTCCATCAATTGTTAAAGCAGTTTGATAATATGCAGGAGAACCTTGTGTTGCAAACATTACTACTGTAATTGAATCATTAGTTGTCATGATTGTATCTAAAGATGTTGATGAACTACCACGAACATTTAGTGTCCAGTTACCAGTAGCAGATGCTGTTGAATAATATACTCCAGCAGTTAGCACATCTAGGTTTACCGTTCCAGTTGCAGCAACTGCTGTAACGTTGAAACGCTCTTCTGGAGATAACAAAACGTTACCTGATAACAATTTGTTTGTTAATGTTTGAGCGGTATTTAAATCTACTGTAGTTGCTGTATCAATAGCAATAGTAGGAATTGGTCCAGTACCGTTGGTTACTGTGATTCCTGTTCCTGAACTCACGGCGGTAATGTCACCAGATTCAGTTGCATTAATCCAATTTGTACCATTATAAACTAATGCCTGATTTGTAGTAGGAGATGTAATAATTACATCACTCAATGCATCCAGAGTAGTTGTTGCAATACCCTGCAATGGGAACCAGGTGTCAGTGTCTAGGTCATAGACAAACCCTGGTTTTGGATCGGTAGTGTTAATAGTTGCCATTTTAATCTCCTCTGGTTTATTATATCAGATGTTACTCTGATATCTGTTCCCATAAACATGTTTCTTCATTTAAAATCCAATTTCCTTCTTCAGGTTTGGGTGGTATAAAAGAATCACGATTTTCATCATAAGTAAATCCAATACCTGCATAGTTTTTTCTAAAACCTGGATTTTCTGTTATTTCGTTTGTTTCTGGATTTCTCCATTTACCTGCAACTGCATTATAACTTGTCTTAATCCAAGTGCCACCAAGGTTATCAATTAACCAAGAATACCCTTCATCTCCTGCTGGATCGTTATTATCACAAACAAGAACACGAACTACAATGTTTTTTTCATTAATTTCAGCAAAGTGTGACATTATTCTACCTGACTTCTTGTGTAACGAACAACAACTCTTCCAGATCCACCAGATCCACCACTGCTTCCACTATTACTTGGAGAACTGTATCCACCAGCGTTGCCACCACCACCAGTATTGGCGGCTCCACTATTTCCTGGAGTTGCTGAACTACTTGAACCATTATTGCCTCCAGGGGAATATGTTGATCCAAAATAAGTTATACCTGAACCACCAGATCCACCTGGAGTTCCAGCAGACCCTGCGCCTCCGCCACCGCCACCTCGTGAACCACTACCTGCTCCTCCATTTGTGCCTTGGCCTGCTGTTCCAGAGCCGCCAGCACCATTAAAACTATCGCCGTTTTCGGTCAAATAACCACCTAGACCACCACCACCAGACCCACCGTTGCCGCCTCCACCGTTGCTGCTACCAACACCTCCACCAGCAGCATTAAATCCACCTAGCGAAGATGGAGAACCTGAAGTACCAGAGTTTATGGTTGCATATCCTCCATAAGTTCCAGCAGAACCTCCACCTCCAATCGTAACACCTAGACCAGTGTTAGCGGTTTGTGAAGAAACAAATGTCACACCACCTCCGCCGCCACCGCCTCCGCCAATCATAACATCAAAACCAAAATTACCAAAAGTAAAACGTTGTTCGGATGCGGCACCGCCTCCGCCACCTGCTACAACAACAGCATCATAGATAAGTGGCGCACCAGAAACTCCAAGAGTTCCATTAGAATTAAATGTTCTATAATAATAAGTTGCATCAGAGGTAAGCGTTCCACCAGTAACTGTTGCTAATGCTCTTGGAGTTACTGAGTTGCTTGATCCAGATGCAGAAGAAGTTCCGTTTTCATTTGTTGCAGCGATAGTAAATGTATAAGACTGATTTGTAACATATGTTCCAGTTATTGTAAGTGGGCTAGAAGTTCCAGAGGTGGACACAGATAGTGATGGGGACGGTGTTGCCGTGTAAGACGTAATGCTTTTTCCACCAGTTGCTCCTGCGGTAAATGTTAAAGAAACAGTTGTATTGTTTGTTCTGGTTGCAGTTCCAATAGTTGGAGCCTGTGGAACGGTAGTTGCGGTTGCAGATGCAGCAGTAGATGCATCTCCAGTTCCAACAGTATTTATGGCAGAAACCTTATAATAATAAATTTGTGCACTAGTTAGTGATGTATCAGAATACGTTGTTGCACCTGATGCTGTATTTGCTACTAAAGTAGAGTAAGAAGATCCATCTGTAGATCTTTCAATTTTATACCCTGAAATTGTTGCACCATTGTTTGCAGGTGTTGACCAAGATAAATCAATACGGCCATTATTAAATGCTCTGGATGTACCAAAATCTGTAGCAGTTAATCCTGTTACTTGATTTGGTTTTGCAGCACCAGCAAAGCCAAATGCTTTGTTAGTTCCTGCTCCACGAGTTCCTAGAAATGGCACCCTCTATCCCCCTTATGCAAATCTGGTTTGAGATGCTAATGCTGTATATGTTGCGCTTCCAGTTTTAATAAGTGTAACTGAATAAACATCAATACTGTTAATGTTTCCAGCAGCAGGTGCTGCACCGTTTTGCCACTCTACTGTGACTCCAGATGTTGTTCCATCAACTGTCAGTCCAGACTGATAATATGCTGTACCACCATTTGTTACAAGAAATGCTACAGTAAGTGATTTTCCATCAGACATAACTGAGTTCATTGTAGTAGATCCATCTCCACGCAAATTAAGTGTCCAGTTTCCTGTTGCATTTGCTGTGTAGTATGTAACTGCTCCATTTGTTAAAACATCATAGTTTACTGTACCAGTTGCTGCTGTTGCAGATACCGCCACATTTTCCATCATCTGAGCAATTGAAGCAGTTCCAGTAATAACTGGTGCTGTTAATGCCGCAGATGTTAAAGTTTTGTTTGTAAGTGTTTCACTGCCTGCAACTGTTGCAAAGTTCTGGTCTGTTAAAGCGGTATTAAATTCTGCAATTGTTCCAGTAATAGTATTTGTTCCAAGTGCAATCGACTTGTTAGTTAATGTTTGTGTACTTGCTGCTGAGTCAACCCAAGCAAGTCCTGAAGTTGTTGAAGAGTTAATATTAAGAACAAGTCCATTTGTAGAAGCAGCAGATAAGATAGTTACTGCATCATTTGCACTTCCTGCAATTAAATCACCTTTTGCTGCAATAGCAGATGTTGGGATATATGGGTTTGCTGTAATTTCTGTTGCATCTTTATCTACCCAAATAACACCAGTTGTAAGAGATGTTGTTGGAACAGAGTTTGTAAATACTGAAGTTGCAGATGTTGGTTGTCCACCTACTGTGCCGTCTGAGTCTACCCAGATAAATCCATCTGGAATTTCTGGTGGTGTAAAGTCTGCTGGTGCTGGCTGTGTAGCATCTACCTCTCCACCTGATGAAGGACGGTTTTCAAGAGCGGTAATATCTGTTTGAATATCATAAATAGTCTTTGCCATAGATGGCGTTACAAGTGATGCTGTTGACGTATTTGCAGGGTCATAAGAATATGAACCATAGTGGTATGCACGTAGTGCTGCTTGGATATCTGCTGAATCAGTATATCCTGGAATTGCTGTTGGTATTAACGTACCAATTGACTCTGTTGCCATTAGATCACCTCTTGAAAATTATACCATATTATGATACTGCACCCGCTTCAACAATGGTTATGTTGAAGTGAATTGTAACTGACTCATCTAGTGCCGACCATGCAGCGCCAGCATACTCAACGGCTTCAAGATTAATGACAAGATTAGTTCCTGCACCTACTAGTGCTGGAATCTGCATTGCTGAAGCAACTGGATTGGTATGGGCGATGCTGTATTGCACACTAAAGTTATCCGATGTTAGCGGGGTACCAGTAACGGTTACAATATCTGCTACTGGAATAACAACTTCTGCACTGCCTGCCTCAAATGTGACCTGTGCATTTTCTGAATATACTGAAGGATAAATATCAAGTACTTCTACCCAAACATTTCCACCAGGTTCTGA